AGGAGGGACTTCTCCGGCCCAGTCACATCCACAAACGGATTTATTGGTAACGTTACCGGTAACGTCACAGGTAACGTCACAGGTAACGTTACAGGCAACATCGCTGGTTCTGGGTCAATCACCCACGCCTCTACAGCGGCAATTAACGCTACAGCTACAGCAACAGCAGCAGAAGTTGCAACTGGCTATATTACATCGACGTCCGCCGCTGCAACGACAATTACGCTTCCTACAGGCACATTACTTGGTGCTGCTTTGGGCGCGGTTCGTGGCACCGTGTTTGATCTGTACGTAGACAACACTGCTGGCGCAAACACAGTAACTATTGCTGTTGCGGTTAACGGTATTTTGTCTACTGCCGCTGCCGACACTGCTGGTAGCTTTGGCGATTTGACGATTGCCTCTGGTGTTACAGGCATTGCTCGGTTTACGCTGATGTTCGCTAGCGCAACTGCTTATGTGTTTACACGCACAGCTTAATTAGCCGCCCACTTCGGTGGGCTTTTGTGTTTATAGGAGCTAATTATGGCAATGCAATATGACGTAAAATCAAAACACGCCAGTGTTTCTGGTTTAATGGTTGCTGGTCGCACTCGCTTAAAAGGTGCGGTCATGTTCCCGTTTACTGGGGCTACTGAGTACGCAGCCTTTGTGGATGATGTGAGTATCACAGGCACGTATGCACGTTCAACCACTACTGCCACAATTACTGCGGCAAATCATGGTTTATCCGCTGGTGATTGGGTGTATCTTGACTGGGATTTAACTGACAATCCTTATCAAGTTCAAACGGTTACAAACGCTAATGTGTTTACTGTAACAGTGGCAAATGGTGGCGCGGCAAGCGGTAATGTTACTGTTTGGAATGATGTTTTACTTCAAGCCGATGCAAGTGACGCAACTTCCTATACTATTGTTATACCGGGCGAAGGTATTCTTGCTCATAACGGTATTAGGATTTTTTTGCCCGCAAGCTTTCATGCCACGGTGTTTTATGGCTAAGAAGACCCCCTCCCTTGCTGTCGGTCGTGGCGAAAAGTTGCCTGTTAAGCAGGGGGCAGGGTTAACCGCCAAAGGCCGTGCTAAGTATAACGCAGCAACAGGCTCAAACCTCAAGGCTCCACAGCCCGAGGGTGGCCCACGCAAGAAGTCATTTTGTGCCAGAATGAGTGGTATGCCCGGCCCTATGAAGGACGAGAAAGGCAGACCAACACGTAAAGCCGCAAGCCTCAAAAGATGGAAATGTTGAAATGGAAGACCTCGTGCAGACCGCTCGTGAGTTAGCTACCCACGCTAACGAAATTAAACATATCCAGTCTGATATGGATCAAGTTCTTCATGAGCTAAATGCTATGAAGGCTACAATTGACTTAATCAACCAGAAGCTTGACCGAGCTGAAGGTGGATGGAAAACTCTTATTTGGATAGGCACAGCTGTAAGTAGCATTACAGGTTTTATTGGCTATGTAGTTGGACAATTCCGAGGTTGATATGCCAGCAACAAGTGAAAAACAAAAGAAATTCATGGACGCTGCAGCGCACAATCCAGCGTTTGCTAAAGAAGCAGGTATCCCAGCAGGTGTTGCGCAAGAGTATTCTAAGGCAAGTAAAGGTAAAAGATTTACAACTGGAAGTCGTCCTGACTTACAGAAAGCAGGAAAACCCAAAACCGATCACGGTAAAATGAAACTTTTTAATGAAGGTGGCGCTATGAAAAACGATATGATGCAAGACAAAATGATGGCTAAAAAAGCTGTTGGTATGCATGAAAAGCAGCTTCATGGTGGCAAAAAGTCAAATATGACCAAGCTTGCTAAAGGTGGTTCCGCTTCTAGCCGCGCTGATGGTTGCGTTTCTAAAGGCAAAACCAAAGGCACAATGATTAAGATGAAGTCCGGCGGGATGTGTTGATATGAGAGCCTCTCGTGGCATGGGTGCGATTAACCCCGCAAAAATGCCCGGGGGTAAAAAAGCTCGTCGTAAAGATGGTGACGAGTTTACGATGTTTGCTGATGGTGGTGAGGTTAAGTCTAAGGTCAATGAGGCTGGTAACTACACCAAACCAAGTATGCGAAAGTCATTGTTTGAAAGCATCAAAGCACAAGATACGCAAGGAACCGGAGCTGGAAAATGGTCAGCCCGTAAAGCACAACTCCTTGCGAAGAAATACAAAGCGTCAGGCGGTGGGTATAAATGAAAGCGCCGCAGAAGTCGTTGAAGGCTTGGGGCGAGCAGAAATGGACTACAAAGTCCGGCAAGAAGTCCTCAGAAACGGGTGAGAGGTACTTGCCAGAGAAGGCTATAAAAGCATTATCTCCTGCAGAGTATGCAGCAACGACTAAAGCTAAGCGAGCAGGTAAAGCGGCAGGCAAGCAGTTTGTAGCTCAGCCAAAACGTATTGCAAAGAAAACGGCAGGATTTAGATGACTACTTCAGGCACCGCAGGCTTTAACTTAGACCTCTCCGAGTTAGTGGAAGAGGCGTTTGAGCGCTGCGGCAAAGAGCTGCGTACTGGATATGACTTGCGTACAGCGCGTCGTAGCATTAACCTGTTGACGGTTGAGTGGGCAAACCGTGGTATTAACTTGTGGACAATTGAACAAGGTCAAATCCCGATGGTTACAGGGCAGGCAACTTACGCCTTGCCTAATGACACGATTGATCTGTTAGATACGGTTGTTCGTACAGGATCTGGGCAAAATCAGACTGATATCAACATTACCCGTATCTCTGAGTCTACATACATTACCATTCCAAACAAGAACGCACAGGCGCGACCAATTCAAGTTTGGATTAATCGTCAGTCAGGTAATACAAACGCGAGCGTTACAACAGCTTTAAACGGTGGAATAACGGCAACAGATACAACCATTACTGTGGTGTCGGCGGCAAATCTACCGAGCCAAGGATATATCAAGGTTGATAACGAAATTATTATGTACCAGAACGTAAGTGGCAACCAGCTGTTAAACTGCTTTCGTGGACAGGCTAATACAACGGCGACATCACATTTAACCGCAGCTTCTGTTTACCAAACATTCCCGCCAAACATTAACGTTTGGCCTACACCCAACGCACCGGGCGATCAATACACGTTCATTTACTACAGAATGCGCCGTATTCAAGATTCTGGTGGTGGTGTATCTACACAAGACATTCCATTTCGTTTTATTCCGTGCTTGGTTGCCGGACTTGCGTTTAACCTAAGCGTTAAATTGCCTGATGTACAGTCTGATCGTGTGATGTTTTTAAAACAAGATTATGAACAACAGTTTCAGCTTGCCGCAGATGAAGACAGAGAAAAAGCTCCACTTCGATTTGTCCCCCGCAATATGTTTTATTCGTAGGTGAGCAATGCCTAGTCAATTCGCCTCGGGTAAATATGCAATCTCGATCTGTGATCGTTGCGGGCAGCAGTTTAAGCTTAAAGAACTTAAGAAATTAGTTGTTAAGACACAGATTAAAAACATTTTGGTTTGTCGTGAGTGTTGGGATCCAGATCAGCCACAGTTGCAGTTAGGTATGTATCCGGTCAATGATCCACAGGCTTTAAGAAATCCTCGTCCAGATACCAGTTATGTTGTTTCAGGTTTAGATGTAGACGGTGATCCGTCTGGTGGTAGCAGAATCTTTCAATGGGGTTTTAATCCTGTTGGTGGTGCAAGAGGGTTTGATACAGGTTTAACACCGAATGACTTGATTATCCAAGTTGAGCTTGGTACAGTTACAATAGCGGTTACTTAAGGAGTTATCATGTTTAAACGTGGCGCAGATGGCGTAGCAAAGAAAGGTAAAACCGAGGGTAAGAATCTTGGTAACAGTGGCCCAATGGTTGCTGCTTTAAAAGGCAAAGGCACAAAGTCCTCTAAAGGTGGCAAGTCAGATGCTGACATGTTGTCAATGGGTCGTGGTTTGGCAAAAGTGGCTGCTCAAAAGCGAGGCTGATATGGCTAAGTACAGTCAAAAAATGATGGGTAAAGAGGTTGGCGATGCTAAGGTTTATGCTGAACCTCATACCATGACAGGTGAAAAGGTCACTATGAAACCAACTAAACGTCAAGATCCAAACACAATGGCTGCGAAAGACTTTAAGCCTAACGGCCCTGCTATGCGCGTAAGTGTAGGAGATCCTGCCCGTGATGATGTCAAGACTACCGGCATTAAGATTCGTGGTACAGGTGCGGCAACGAAGGGAACAATGGCTCGCGGGCCAATGGCATAATGAATTACGCTCAACTCTCCGCTGCTATTCAGGCGTATTCGGAAAGCGATGAACCGCTGTTTGTCGAGAATATTCCTGTTTTTGTTAAAGCGGCAGAGCAGCGTATTTATAACTCGGTTCAGTTTTCCTACCTGCGTAAGAACGTTACGGGATCGGTTACAGCCTCTAATCCGTATTTATCGGCTCCGAATGATTTTTTGTCGGTATACTCGATTGCGGTCATTAAAGCTAACGGCGAGTACGAGTACTTGCTAAACAAAGATGTTAACTTTATTCGTCAGGCATATCCGTCTCCAGCAGACACGGGCTTACCAAAATACTACGCAATTTTTGGCCCAACGACAACTTCGGGCGATCCTCCGGTTTTAACCAACGAGATGTCGTTTATATTAGGCCCAAAGCCTGATGTTAACTATTCTGTTGAGCTGCATTACTTCTTCTACCCAGAGTCTATTGTGACTGCAAGTACTACGTGGCTAGGGGACAACTTTGACACAGCTTTGTTCTACGGCGCGTTGCGAGAAGCCGCTGTGTTCCAGCGTCAAGAGCCTGACATGGTTGCCAACTACGATCAGAAGTACCAAGAGGGCATGATGCTACTCAAGCAGTTGGGCGACGGAAAAGAGAGGAGCGATGCATATAGATCCGGTCAAGTAAGGTATCCCGTCAAATGAAACGACTAAACCGACAGGAAGCAAAACAACTAGGTATAAATAAATGTCATGGTAGCGCTTGCGCAAAGCATCCTGAGCTTGAAGGTTTTCGTTGGGTTTCTGGCGCTTGTGTTGAGTGTGCAAAAGAACATATCCGAAAAGGCAGAAAGGCAAATCTAGAACGCACTAAAGCGCAGCAAAAAGTGTATGAGGCAAAAGCTAAACTCAACCCCATAAATGTAGAGAAAAAGCGATTGCGCGACGTAGCTTACCGGAAAACAAATAAAGAACAAATACGTGCTACGCAAGCCGCATGGAATGCCAGATACCCAGAAAAAGTTGCGGTGCATAAGCAAACAGCAAAAGGCAAGTACAAAGTTCAGAAAAATATAGACACAGCAATGCGGCGAGCGTCAATGAAGCAACGCACTCCTTTGTGGTTAACGGAAGACGACCACTGGATGATTGAGCAGGCGTATGAACTTGCACAAACTAGAGCTAAAATGTTTGGGTTTAATTGGCACGTAGATCATATAATTCCATTGCAAGGTAAAACTGTTTCAGGACTACATGTGCCGTGGAATTTACAAGTTATTCCCGGTGTTCTTAATATCAAAAAAGGTAACAGGCTTGTGGAGAGTGTATCGTGAGCTTCACCGGAAACTTTACTTGCGATACATTCAAAATTGGTCTGATTGAAGGCCAGTTTGACTTTAATACAGACACTTTTTATATCGCGTTGTACACCAATGCGGCTACGCTTGACCAGAATACTACTGCATATACAACGACCGGTGAGGTTGTGGCGTCTGGCTATACAGCCGGTGGCGAGGTTTTAACTCCGCTTGTAGGTACAACAAGTGCGTATGTGTCATTCAATAACGTGTCTTGGAATGCTGCATTTACTGTACGTGGCGCGTTAATTTATAAACCCGGTGATGGTGGGGCAGTTTGCGTGTTGGACTTTGGCGCTGACAAAACATCTACAGGTACATTCACAGTGCAGTTTCCGATTGCAACGGCTGACCAAGCCTTGATTCGACTTATTTAAG